CGCTTCTTTGGGTATGTTAAGAAAATATCTTTTCGAAGATGATGCACCAGGCAATCAGTATCACAACAGACTAGAGTATACTGCATTGGATAATTTAGTTAAACTAACAGTTGATACGTATCGTTCATTCTTATTTCGTTCAACACCAGTAAGAACGTTTGGATATCTTGCAGAAGATATTATGATTAAACGTTTCTTAGAAGATGTTGATTTCAATGGTAAAGACTTTGACGACTTTATGAAAGAATGTAATGATATGGCAACAGTTTATGGTAACGTTTGGATATTATGCACCAAAGGTCAAATAGATGGTGTAATGACCAGAGAACAAGAAATAGAAGTAGACTTAAGACCTTATCTTAAAATGTTTACTCCTGAGTCAGTCCTAGATTGGGAATATCAAACTAAACTAAATGGTGCCGAAGAATTAGTTTATGTAAAAACAAAAGAGTTTATGGCAGAAAACACATTCAAGTATATTATGTGGACACCAGAACAAATAACTGTAATCATTGAAAAAGATGAAGAAATACTTTCAACAGAAACAACAATCAATCCAACTGGTGTTGTTCCGTTTGTTGTTCATTATGCAAATCAAAGTAATATGAAAGGTATTGGACATTCTGATATTGCTGATGTTGCCAAAACAATGCAATCAACCTTTAACTTACTTTCAGAAGCAGAACAAAGTATTCGTATCTCAGGGCATCCTACATTAGTTAAAACACAAGATACAAAAGCAATGGCAGGTGCTGGTGCAGTTATCAATATGGACAATACATTAGATCCAAACTTACGACCATTCTTATTAGAACCAGCAGGATCAAATATTAATGGTATCGTAGAGATGATTAAAATGAACATAGAGAGTTTCTTGAGACAAACTAATCTTGGTGCTATTATGGCGGCAAGAGGTCTAAGTGTCAAGTCAGGCGTAGCGTTATCTACAGAGTTTGAACAACTAAATGCCAGACTTGCTGATAAGTCAGCCAAGATGGAAGCAACTGAGTGGAACATTTGGAAACTGTTTTGGAAGTGGTCAAATATGATGCCAGATGCTGATTTTAATATTGAGTATAC